ATTTAATGAGTTAGGTACTTCTCTAACTACTCCATTAAACATATAAAAACGATCAACACCAGCCCAGTAAAAAACACCGTCATAATCTATCGGAGAGAATGGCGATAAAATAGAAGTATCGGTTGCTACAATATCAAATTGAAATATTGCTGTTCCACCTACAAAAGTAGCTCTAATAACAGCGTCAAACGCCCAAAATAGACCTGCAGGTGCTGTTCCTGAACCTGCTCTAAGTGGAAGTCCTTTTATTATTTTTTGACCCCAAACTCGCGCATTTCCCGACCCTGTTCCTAAAAGGTCTGTAGGATTTCCTGGAATGCTCCATCCAATTATTCCGTCCGTCCCGTAGTAGAACAAGTACGGGTGCAAACTGACGATTCCACCCGTCACATTTGTGTTTGCTGGCAGGGAAACAGATCGTAAAACATTTGTTCCTAACACCTCGCCAAAAAATATTTGTCCATCTTGATCATTACAAATACAATCACCATTTGGGCTAACCTGTGCTAACACATAATTTTGATTGGTGCTTGAGTCGTATTGAAAATCAAACATCCAGTAGTTGTGAACAGATGTTATCAAAGCATCACTGCCGTAGTCCATATTAACAATGGTACTTGTTAAATTCGTTAAAGTATTAGTAATTATAAAACCGTTAACTTGATCTCCACCCGTGACAGAAGTTATTGTGATAACAGCCCCAACAGCATTAGCTGTATAATTTGGCGTGCTAGTAAAAGCATTTATATTAGAAGCAACATCTGTAGCTGTTTGATTTATATCAGTGTTAAAAGGCACTGAGCCAGACATTATGTCCACACCGTCTACAGCAATCATATCTACAGCACCACTAGCACCTGCTAGTGTTACAGTGCCATAGGCATAAGCTAAAACAGGTGTTCTGTCAGTGACAATAGAGCTATTGCCTGTTTGATCTAATGTAAATCTTTCTAAAGTGTTGTCACCACCTGAATGACAATAAACAAAAAGCATCTGTGAAAAAGTAGCAAACCCTCTACTTATCTCAGACAAATATTTTTGAGTAGTTTTATAACCGCCTATTTTTCTTGGCAATCCTCTTTGAAAACGCACCCATTGTCCGTCCACATAGTTGTTGCCTTCAAACTTAGTGCCATCACGTTTGATTCCAGGATCAGATTTAAGGACGGTAGTTTGAACTGGCATTAAGGAAATACCCCACCATTAATGTTTCCACTTTGTGCAACGCCTAATGCTGACCAAGCTGCAGCTTGAGATGCTGATGTAAAAACACCTACACCTGTTGCAGAACCGCCTAGATTGATTAAGGCGTTTGGCGCAGTGGTTGCCCCTGTTCCACCTTGACCTATAGAAATCGGAAAAGAAACTGTACTTGTATCAGCATCTAAAACATCTGACCCATCACAATAATAAATGCCTCTTGTGTTTTGTCCAACTGGCTCACCTGTTTGCCCTGAAACTTTAACAGTTAAAACGTAACTACCTGTTGTTCTATTATCAATCCAATACTGTTGAACAGTAGCAGGAACAATAATGTTTCTTGCCCCAGTTAACGCACCAGTAAATCTGTATGCAACTCTATTAAGCTCTGTTCCTGAAAGCGTATAATCTCCACTTCCAGCAATGTCGATAACGGTATAATCAAAGGCAAACGTAGCCGATTGCCCAAAGCCAATGGTAAAGAAATTGAACCCATCGGTGGCTATAATGGCTGACTCTCCTGGTTGAAATGCCAAGGTGCTTGCACCGTCAATCGTGGTAGATCCTGGAGGTGTTGCTGTAATTGCACCAGAACCTGAGTTTCTTAAATATAAAAACCAGTTGTCTCCACCTACAGTTGGATCAGGCAAGGTGAAAGTAGCCTGTGCTCCCGTAAAGTTGAACATTTTTGCACGATCATCAACCCCACTTGTGTATGTATTATTTATTGTGGTAACAGGAACTGATTGACTCAATAATGTACCAACAGCCACTATACCTGTTCCAGCTAACGAGCTTGCATTTGCTGTAGAAGTTGTTGCTCCATATTGCAACAGTTCCCATGTTCCATTAGCTGTTGTGTTATCGGTAAGATAAACTTGCCATAGTTGCCCAGAAGCAATAGTTCCTACTTGTACCCCACCTGCGTTTTTAACAGTAAAAGTGTGTGATCCTTTATTGTTAAAAAGTATTGTATTACCTGTTCCGCTTTTTTGTGCGTCAGGTAAAATAATACTAAACCCTGAACTTGCCTGTGTAACATCAATAATTCTAGTAGCTAGATTTACATTAGTTGACGTTTCTTCAGGCCAACTCAATGTTATGTCGGCAGTTAAATTTAAAGAACTATAACTAATTTCACTTGGATAAATGTTAGCACCGCCAAAAACATCTTGATAAATAGGCATTATGCTTCACTCCTTTGCGCTGAACGATCAAGTATTCTTCCTAAATCTTGACCGCTAAATGCTTGAGCACATCGATCATAAAGACCTTGCCACAACTGTACTCTTTCATCATTTTTCAAAAATGGCGTTGCCTCAAGTAAAGAAGCATACAACACCAACTCTGGTGCATATTCTGTGAGCCAATTGCTTTGCAGTGTTGGACCTAACAATGCTGGCTGTTCATAATATAATACCTCTAATGTACTAGCTGCATTTGGTGTTGGAGCAATCAACCAATTTGCATAATCATAATCAGCATAGAATTGAGGTGACGCTGTTTGAGCTTCATTAGGCCAGTAATTACGGAGATACTCATATGATCTCGTTTGTATTGGTGTTCCGTCTACCGTCATAGAAATCGTATCACGCCATCGATCTGGTTTTAAGTAAGTAGAAACTCCAATAGAAAGAGGTGTTGTTATGGCTCTAATAAAACCTTCAATCTTTAATTCACGAGCTATACGTCTTTCTGCTAACGTAATTAAACGTGGCAGTTGGTCAAAAACTATTTGATCACTAGCTTGGGTGAACCCACGCTCTAAATACCTGCGTATGTCCACCAACAAGCTATCGTATGTCATTGTATAGCTCATGGTTTAAACCTTACTCAGATTTCTCTTCTTCATATGTTCTTGGATCTACCCAATCTGGGTTGAGGGTCCAAGTAGACCCATCAAAAAACCATTTGTTTCCGTACCACTCTTCTTCAGGGCCAGTAATGTTTTCATACAAGGTGCAATCACTTGTTGAATGACAACCTACAATAAAATCTAGTTTTTCTTCTGGGCCAACATCAATTCTATCTGCCAACATGACAACTCGTTTGTCATCTTCAAAAAGAAATTTACTCAAATTTGTTACATTTTCTACAATTGTTTTCATTATGATGCTCCATTTAGTATTAGTTGGGTGGTTGAAATAGCTTTACCTGCTGTCACTGAGCTTGAGGTGGTGGTTAAATTTCCGTTGTTTTGAACGTAATATGTTGAGTTTACCGTAAATGAACCAAGACCCTCTACGGTAAAAACTGTTACGTCTACTTTATTAGTGTCACCACCATCCCTATAAGAAGTTACTGTTTTATTTGCAGTGGAATCATAAGTTAAAGACAGTGGGCCTTTATTTCCTGCTGAACCGTCTACAAGTAAAGCAGTAGTAAAAGTTAAGTCTGTTCCTGATACATTGGCTCCTAACGCAGTGGCTTTACGAGAATTGTCATTATCCCCATAAGCAATAATAACTTGACCAAGCCCACTGTCGTAAGTTGCGACAGGTAAATCAACTTCTGTAGCAAATTGTGCGACTGTGCCAAAAGTAATATTAGTACCACTAACAGTGCCAGTAAGAGCTTTTCCAGACTCACCATCACTAGTATCGCAATAAGCTATAACAAATTTTTGGGCTGTAGCATCATAAGCTATTGCATTACCTAATTTTGAAGCTGTAGTCGCATCATAAACTGCCTCAGAACCGTAAGTAATAGAATTGTCGGACGGGTCTACAGTTCCTACTATTGCTGTATTTTTCTTAGAATTTCCCACATCTTCAAAAACAATAACTACTTTATTACCACCATATGCAATGTCAATGTCTTGTGTATCAGCGTCATTAAAAACAACTTCCGTTCCAAAACTAATCGTATTTCCTGAAACTTGTCCTACAATGGCTGTGCCTTTTTCAGAATTACCTTCATCTTCATAAGCAATAACAATTCTTGATGTTGAAGAATCAAATGTACTGACTATGTTTCTGACTGCACCAGCTTCAAATTCAACAGAAGCACTAGGAAATGAAATGCTATTGTCCGATGGGTCTATCGTTCCAACACGAGCATAGCCTTTGTTAGAATTTCCAGCGTCTCTAAATGCAACAACTATTTTGTTAGAACTGCTGTCAAATGTTGTTGCATTTAAGGCATCATTTGTACTTG